CTACAGGGTGCCCGCGTTGAGCGCCCGCTGCAGCCACCCGATGGTCACGCTCGGCGCGTCGAGGCGGGCGTCGTTGTACGCGGCGCCGGAGCCGCGGGCCATGCCGTAGGCGATGAGCGCGCGCCACGTGTCAGGGCCCACGAATCCGTCGGCCACCGCGCCGACGGTCCGCTGGAGTGCCCTGATGGTCGGCGAGCCGGAGCCGCCGCCGGGCACCCACTCGAAGCTGCCGTAGAGGCAGCCCGCGCTGATGCCCTTGAAGCTGCTGTTCTGACCGCTCACGATGCCGCCCGCGTACAGGCCGTAGTGCTCCTGCAGCGCGAGCGTGGTCTCGCGGCCCCAGAGGCCGTCCACGGCCACCTGGCGGCGGCTGGGCTTGGGTGCCTGCGGGGCGGGCTTCTGCGCCGGGGTCTCCGGCTGTTTGGCCCCTCCGGGGTTGGCGTACTTGTCCCAAGCCGCGCAATCGCCGTAGAACTTGTTCAAATCGAGGTTACCGCCGTAGCCGGAGATGCGGCCATGGCTTGAGTACTGGCGGATTGCGCAGGAGTAGGCGCCCTCGTTCCAAGGCGCATCCTGATAGCCTGTCGCGTCGTTGTCCGCGTACTGGGCAATCCACAGGCCGTAGTCGCCGATGCCGGACACGAGATCGCGGTAGCCCGCGGAGATGTACACGAGAGGCTTCACGCCGGTCTGTTGATGCACGTAGTCGCACCATCCCTTGACCCACGCCTTGTCCTGCCCGCTGTTGAACTTCGGGTTGCCCTGCGACTCCCAGTCAAGCACGAGGATTGCCTCGCCGATATAGCCCTTGACGTTCTTGATGAAGAAGTCGGCCTCGGCCTTGTAGTCGCCGCCGTTCGCGTAGTGGTACGCGCCCAGCTTCTTGCCTGCCTTCTTGGCGGCTTGGTACTGCTTGTCGCAGCTCGGGCTTACGTAGCCTGTCCCCTCCGTGGCCTTGCAGATTACGAAGTCACCCGCCACGGCCCCAGCGTCGATGTCGGATTGCCAGTTGCTGATGTCGATTCCATCCAAGCTCATGCTTGCCCCTTTCTGATTGCGTAGAAGTAACTGATGTAGACGCCGCTGGAATCGCAGCGCCAGACGTACAGGACGTGCGCCCCGCAGCTCTTGCCGCCCTCGTAGACGCTGCCGCTCATTCCGGCCAAAAGCCCCCATCCGTCGCGGAGATATGATTCCGCGTCCGCGAGCGTCCAGAGGTCTTGGTACTCGATGCCGTAGAGGACGTTAAGCTCCTCGCAAAATCGCCCCATGTGGTTCTGCCCAGCATCGATACAGCGGTCTACGCATCCGCCCCGTCCTTCGGCAGCTTCCCGAGCGCCAGGAGCGCATCGAGCCATTTGCTGGTAACGCCAACAGATTTAAATGCCGCGTAGGCGACCTGTACGCCGCCGACCGCCGCGAAGACCGCCGTCACGCATGCCGCCGGGTCGCCCGGCAGGCCGCCGGCGAGGGCAGTCAGGGCGCCGCACGCGGCTGACACGGAGATGGCGAGCCAGCGCGCGGCCGTGCCGCTCATGGCCTCCGTCTTGATCGCTTGGACGATGTACGGGACGACCACCACGGTTGCAATGGTCAGCGCCGCCTGAATTGCTGTCATATGGACTCCTTACTCGCTGTACTTTCCCAGCGCGCCCCCCCATGAGGGCGCATGCCTACTCGATTTGCGAACCGGCGGGCCTGTCGAGCAGCCGCCCATGAGCTTTGCCGGGCCGTAAATATCCGGATTGATATAGGTCACTGGCCCTCCTAGTCGATTACGGGCTGGTTCATCGCGTCCGTGTACAGGCGCGTCCCCGTCCCGTTTCCGCCTAGCCCGTGATAGGCTGCGTACACGCCCTCCAAGTGCTTTCGGTCTGCTACGGTCATGCCGTTTTGCTTGGTCGCGCCCTCATGGATGGCTTTCAGCTCGCTCCACAGCAGCTCGCGCATTCCGTTTCGCACGGCGTCATCTGCTACACGCTCGCGCTGCGCGTTCTCGGACACCTTGCGTCCATGCGTCTTCACAGACGCGACGGCAGACGCGACAAGCGCCGCCACGGTGCAAGAAATGACGTTCGAGACGATGAGCGCCGTTAGAGATTCCACGCTCTACCTTCCTTCCGCAGTCGTTTATTCGTCGAGTTTCGCGGGTATGTCCCCCACGCTTTAATGCGGATAATCCCAGACGGAGACGACGGTTATTGCCATTCGTTTCGTCTGGGATTTTCGAGAGATTGGATTCGCATATTGTTTTTTCCACCGCCGCCACCGAATACATGGACGACAAGCGCAAACGCCTGAGGGCCACTACCCTGGAGGGCTACGAGAGCGCCATCAGATGCCACCTGCTGCCCGCATGGGGCGAGCGCGAGATAGAGACGATCACATTCGAGCAAGTCCAGGAATGGGTGGACTCGTTTGAGCTTGCCGGTGCTGCCGAGAAGGCTTACAAGACCTTCCGCCAGATATACCGCTGGGTCTTGCGCCGCAAGCAGCTGCGCATCTGGGACGTGACTCAGGGCGTGGAGCTGCCCAAGAAGCCGACCGTGCGCCGCCCGACGCTGACTGCCGCGCAGGAGCGCGAGACGCTGAGGGGCATCGTGGGCCAGCCCTTCGAGGCCGCCGTCCTGCTCGGTGCCGCTTTGGGCCTGCGCAGGTGCGAGGCATGTGCGGTGCGCATCGAGGACGTCGACTGGCGAAGCGGGTGGGTGCATGTACGGCGCGGGCTGCACGTGGTCAAAGGCGAGCTGGTCGAGACCGGATGCAAGACCAAACTGAGCGACCGCAGGCTAAAGCTGCCCAGATTCGCCCTGGAGCGCCTGCGTGCCATCCGTGGGGCGCGTAGGTCTGGTAGGCTGTGCGAGCTTGACCCAAATACCGTAGCGCGACGCTTCCGCGCGTTCTGCAAGCGATTCCAACTGCCCCATGTGCCCATGACCTGCTTGCGCCATAGTTGGGCCACGATCTCTCTTGAGCACGGGGCCGCCATCGAGGACATTGCCGTGGCGCTGGGGCACAGCACGGTCAATACCGCCATGTCGCACTATTTACAGAGCTTCCGTACGGTCGTGGCGAGGGCCAGCGACTCATACACGGCGGCGATGGAGATGTAGGTATTCCGTATCCCCGACGGTCCTGTACGAAGGGAACCCGTCGGCGTCCGAAGGCGTTACCCTCTCCGATTCGGTGGAGAACTATAGGAGAGTCGTCATCTACTTTGAGGACTCAGATGGCGTGTGGGGCAGCCAAGAGGTCATGTTCAGGCAGGTCGGTGAGGCGAGCACGAAGGCGGCCTGCCTCATGACATCACGTGTCACGAGTTACGGATGGTATGTTAAAACCCGTGGCATCGTCCTGGTTGGCAACTCAATCAATACGCAGATCACGGATGCCGGGTACTCGACTGGCGAGGTCGCCAATGGCAAGAGTACAGTAAAGGATGTCATCAAAATCAGGTGCGTCATTGGCTACTGAAAGTGTTAGCAGCAAAATCGAACATCACAATCCGTCCGACACGCATGAATCTAACATCGCCAACCAAAGCATGATTAGTCTGGGATACGGAATGCTAAGCAGGGAAACATCGGGCGACCATGTTTTTACTTCCCCCAGTCCCGCTACCGACCAGAGAGCATGCAAACGTATAGGTTCTCCCTCCTTTGGCGCCGGAAAACGCTCCGAAGGCGTGCAGCGACCGCCCGACTGTGTTCCCGCCGTAAACGCGGCCCGCGACGGCGCATATTGGGTCGAGGCCCGCCGGAGTCGATATGGACAACGATGCCTCCCCGCCGCTCCATCCCCACTGGCACTCGAACCATGCCTCCACCTCGATCACGCAGTCGTGCGGTGCGGTGACCGTCAGAGACGTGGAGTTAAAGGAAGAGAAGTAAATCGGGGATACGGAATCCCCGACGCTCTTGAGGCTGGCGGCGCTCGGCAGCAGCAGCCTCGCGGTCGGGGTGAGCCCCGACAGGTTGACCTCGGCCACGGGGCACTGCACCTCGAGGTCTCCGTCGAGGATGCTCGCCCGCTTCACCTCGGGCAGCACGGCGCCCGCTTCGGTCGAGGCGGCGGTGCCCTGGATGACGGCCCACTCGCCGGTCTCGACGTTGCCGCTCGAGGGGCTGCGCCTGTAGGTGTAGACGACGAGGTCCTTGCGGAAGCCGCCCTGCGTGCCGTTCGCGATCTTCACCTCCTCGGCCCTGGTCACGCGCACCCAGCGCCCGTCGAAGAGGAATCCGCCCGTGCCGATGCGCAGGGTGTTGGCATCCGTCATGGAGACGGCCATTCCCTCGCCGACGTCGAGCGCGAAGCGCCCGTTGCCGAACGCGCCCGCGTAGAGCGCGCCGATGTCGTCGGATCCGACGTGGTTCTGGCCCGAGTGGGCCGTGACGAGTTCGGTTGCCATCACTTGCCTCCCATGATCTTGTCGCAGGCGTCGGAGTACGCCTTGCGGGCCTGCCGCCACTTGATCGCGTGCTCGGGGCACAGGCAGACGCGGCGGGTCGCCCCGTCTGCCGTCGCGATGTCGCGGTTCACCTCCCAGCCGTAGTCATCGACCTCGGCCTCGGGCGTGAAGAGCTTCCTCCCGCACCCCTTGACGTCGCACACGCAGCAGGCGTACCCGGTCTCGTACATCGTCTCCCCTTCCTAATCGGTACCGTATGTCACCGTGGCGTACCCGTAGGCGTCCACGGTGAGCACCTTGCTGGTTATCATCGCGGTCGCCGTGGCACCCGTGGCGCAGTCGGTGCCGCCGATCGTGTCGCCGATGTCGAAGCGGTCGTCGTCGGCGGAGAGGCTCACGCTGACGGCCTGGGAGTCCTCCCAGTAGCCGCGCAGCCTCTTGGTGCCGTCCTCGACCAGCTTCGCGCGGTCGGCGCTCGTGTAGCTGTAGTACTCGGCGTGCTCGCGGATTCCGGAGAAGGTGCGCTCCTCCGAGACGTTGCCGGAGCCGTCCATGTACAGGTCGACCGACACGCGGTTCTCCTTCTCGTCCTTGCCGCGCCCAACCAGGTGGTTGACGGGCCACCCGTCGACCGAGACGGAGACGTCCACGAGCGACGCGTCGAGCTCCTCGCTCCTGGACCAGTCCACGGCGGGAACGGCTGAGAGCACGGCGCGCTCGCCGTCGTGCCTGATCCGCAGCTTCGCGCCCGCGCTCGCGAGCATCGCGGTGACGCCCGAGTAGCCGTCCGCGTACATGTCGAAGCCGTATGTGGCTATCTGTATGCCGCTGTGCTCGGCCGAGCCCGCGAGCACGTCGCCCAGGCCCATGCGGGCCACGAGCTCGCGCAGCACGGAGTTTGCCTCGCCGGACACGGTGAGCCTGCCCGTACCCGAGTCGTCGGCGAGCACCTTGGCGGCCATGAGGCCCGTCCACGTCGGGCCGGACCATTTCACGCATCCGCCGTCGCTTTTCACGGCGGTGCACACGCCGCCGTACTCCGTGCCCTGCGCCCAGACGCGGGAGAAGGGCCGGAAGGAAGGCGGGCGGTTGCCGGGCTCGAACGTGAGCTCGAAGTCGTTGCCGGCGTCGCCTCCCCATTCCCAGTCACTCGAGTCGGGGGCGAGCACCATGAGGTCGGTGCCGTCGGCATCCGTCAGAACGAGGTCCACGGCAGGCTCCCCCTCCTCTCGACGACGCCCAGGTCGACGCCGATGTCCTGCGGCCACGTGACTATCTGCTCGCCCGGCTCGACCGGCTGGAAGATATAGGTGCCAGACCCCTCGGCCCCGCGCAGGCGCTTCGAGAAGACGTTCTGCACGTCGCCGTAGCGGCCCACGAGCCTGACCGAGTCGCCGGCCATGGAGGCCTTGCGCGCGGGGTCGATCTCGAGGATCGCGCCGTCCGGCACCGTCACGTTCACCTGGTAGGTGTTGCCCCCCACCTTCACGTACGGCGAGACCGCGTACCCGTAGAAGCGGACGCGCAGGCCGCACGGGAGCGGCCCCGGTACGCGCAGGACCGCTCCCGCGCTCGTGCCCACGCCGTAGTCGTGCGGGTGCCCGTGGGGGTAGTCGAGCGTCTCGGCTGACACCGCGGTGCCCGATCCGGGCAGGAGCTGCGTCACGGTCTCGCGCTCCCACACGGGGTCGGGTGCATGGAGCGTCACGTCGAACAGCGCGTTCGAGCCGGTCAGCACGGACGGCTCGAGCCTGATCAGGTAGCAGCGCATGCGCCACCCGCCCACGCTGAGCGCGCCGGGGGCGCCGGCGTCCATGTCGGCCCACGCGAGGGCGAGCAGGCGGTCGGCCTCCTCGCGGGACGTGCCCGCCGCGAAGGCGAGCTGCCCCTTTATCTCGCGGGCCCCGGAGCGGACGGCGCGTCCGTCCGCGGTGCGCTCCCAGCCGAACGCATCGATGGAGTACAGGGACGATCTTCCCGCGAAGAGCCACGAGCCGCCCGAAGCGGTCTCGTAGCGCACTTCGGGCAGCGGCCTAGGCATATGCGAGCCTCCTTGCCCTCCTGCGCTCCTCGCGCTCCGTGAGCGTCACCGTGGGCGCGCTGCGTCCGATGACGTCGCCGAGGTTCCGGTCGAGCCACGACACGATTGCCGCGGCGTCCGCGCCGGATGCCGCGCCGCCGCTCGATGCCGCGCGGGCGAGCGCGGCGTCGGAGCGGAACCCCGCCGCGGGCGTCACCTCGCCCATGGCCCCCGAGATGGCGGGGGCGAGGCCGGACACGTAGCCCTGGACGTCGCCCCAGCCCGACTTGAGGCCCGTGAGCAGCGAGCCCATGATCGCACTGCCGTTCTTCACGAGCAGCCTGCGGTCGTAGCTGATGGGTCCCTTGTGCGCCTGGATCCATCCGGCGATGCCGCCGACGAAATCCTTGACGCCCGAGAAGGCCTGCTTGATACCGGATAGGAATCCGTCGATTATCGACTTGCCCGCGGAGACCAGCGTGCTGCCGACGTTGCCGAGCGCAGACAGGATATTCCCGGGAATACCCCGCGCGAAGTTCACGGCCGCCGTGAAGCCGCTGCTCAGCCCGTTCAGGAAGTTGGAGCCGGCGGCGAGCGCGCTCGAGAGGACCGATGACGCGAAGCCGACCACGGCGGACACGGCGGTCGCGAGCGCCCCGCCGATGATGCCGGGAACCTGGCTGACGAACGATCCGATGGCCTGGAAGGCGCCGACCACCGTGTCCCGGCAGCCGCCGGCGTTGGTCGCGAAGGCCACGATGGCGGCAATCACGCCCGCGATGGCGGCGACGACGAGCGTCGCCGGGCTCACGAGCAGGCCGAGACCCGCCGCGAGCGTGCCGAGCACGGGGGCGCCGGCCGCGATAGACGAGACGACCATCCCTATGACCGAAGCGATCGGGGCGACGGCGGTGATGATGCCGGAGATGACGCCCGCGACCGCCGACAGCGCCGAGAAGGCGCCGATGCCCGCCGCCAGGGAGGCGACGACGGGGAGGACGGCGTCGATGTTGGTCAGCAGCAGCGTGATGACGTCGGCGACCGTCTGGATAATCGGGCTCGCCGCATCGAGCGCCGGCCCGAGCGTGTCGGCGAAGTCGCTGGCGAGGTTGCCGACGGCGGCCGCGACATCGGTCGCCGTCGGCTTGATGCCGTCGAAGATGTTCTTGAGCGTGTCGCCGATGCCGCTGTCGCGGACCGCCCCGACGATGTCGTTGAAGCCGTCCGCGATGGGCTGAAGCTCGGCGGGAAGGGACCCGGCCGCGCTGCCGACTGCCGTGTTGAGCAGCGCGAGCAGCGACTCGCCGAGCGTCGGGGCGATCTGCGCCACGACGCCGGGCAGCTCGGCCACCACGGTCGAGACTATCTCCGTCAGGCGCGGGAGCACGTTCGAGGCCACGTTCCCGAAGGCCGTGACCAGGTTCTGCGTGAGGCCGCTCATGTCGGCGTCGTTTGCCGCGAGGCCCGTGACCCAGTTCTGCCACGCCGCGCTCATCGCGTTGACCGAGCCCTCGATGGTCGTGGCCGCCTCGCGGGCGGTCGTGCCGCCCACCTGCATGGACCCCTGCAGCACGTGGATCGCGTTCACGATGTTGTCGAAGCTCATTGAGGAGGCGTCGACCGTGACCCCGAGCCTGCTCTGGACGTCGGTCATCTGCGAGGCGTCTCTGATGAGGCGCTGCATCTCGGACTGCGTGCCGCCATACCCCAATTTGAGGTTATCCAGCATCGTGTAATTTTGCTTCGCAAAGCCTTGATACGCGTTCTGGATGTCCTGGATGCTGGTGCCGAACGTGTTCGCGTTGTCCGACATGTCGATGATGGCGCGGTTGGCATACTCGGCCGCCTTGACCGTGTCTCCGCCGAGCGAGGACACGAGGGCCGCGCCGAAGCTCGTGGCCTGCTCCATGTAGGCGGAGGCCGACAGGCCCGCCGTCTGCCATGCGGAGCTCGCGCCCGAGAGCATCGCGTTCTGCGAGGTCTCGAGCGCCTGCCACTTGGCCGAGCACTCGTCGACCGACTGGCCCGTGAGCGCCGCGTACTCCTCGACGCCCTTGCCCATGTTTCCGAATATCTTCTGCACGCCGCCGAGGTTCTGCTCGTACGCCGAGTAGCCATCGAGCGCGCTCTTGGCGATGAAGCCTCCGGCGGTGAGCGCCGCGCCGCCTATCGCCGCGAAGGCGATCGTGCCGGCCTTGGCCGCGCCGCCGAGCTTCGACTCGAGCTTGCCGAGCGCGCCGCCCATGGCCGCCTCGTCGAGCTTCGGCACGATGGCCATGAAGGCGTCTCCCAGCTTGTCCATCAGGCATCACCCCCGTCCTCCGCTGCCGTCCTGGGCCGCGCCAGGTACTCGCCGAGCTCCTCGGGCGAGAATTCCATGACGTTCGGCCCCTTGAACGGGTCTATCGGCTCCGTTCGGAGCGAGTTCGCTATCGCGAGCAGGAGCATGTCCTGCCGCGACCAGCCGCATCTCTCGTCCTCGCGCGCGAGGCACAGGCTCCCCGGCGGCAGGCATGCGGCGAGCGCCGCCGCCTGCGCGAGCGACACGTCCCCGCGCGCCACGGCGTCGATGTCGACCCCGTAGACGCGCTGCATGTCCGCCCGCAGCTCCGTGGGGTGCCTGCGCCACATGAGCGCGAGGAACCTCAGTTTTTTGCCGTGTCGCCGATCGCGGCGAAGACCCCGGCGATGAACTCGGCCATGGAGCTCACGCCGGTGCGCCCGTCGACTGCCAGAGCGGCCTTCACGTCCTCGTACTGGGAGTCGCCCAGGATGTGGCGCAGGAGGCGCGGCGTCTTGAGCACCTGGCCGTCGTCGACGTCGGCGAGCAACTCCAGGGTGTCGATGTCGTCGGCGAGCACGGCCCGCTCGATGGACACCTTCACGCCGAGCGACTCCACCTCGAGGACCTCGCCCTCGTCTCTCTTCTCCGCCATGCCTACTCGCCCGCCTTCGCGAAGTACTTGTAGACCTTGACGCCGGAGGCGTCGGGGAACGGGGTGATCGTCACCTTGTGGCCGATGGGGGCGCCCGAGCTGTAGGTGTTGGTGTCGATGCCGGTCACCTTGGCGCTCGGCAGCACGTCGCGCTCGATCATGCCGTTGGAGAGCACGTGCTCGAACACGTAGGGCTTGGCCGGGTGGGCGTCGTCGGTGAGCTTGACGGACTTGAGGGCGTGGCCGCCGGTGTCGACCGCGACGTTCGAGTCGCCGAAGAGGTTCTTCTGCACCACGGGGTTGGTGTACTCGAGCGGGGTGAACTCGTAGGTGACCTCGTCGCCGCCCTCGATGACGAGGACGGTGGCGCCGCCGTAGGCCTTCACGCTGTCGGCGGAGAAGTCGTGGCCCTCGTCCACGCCGTCGTCGTTGATGTAGCCCCAGCCCTCGAAGCCGGCGTCGAGCGCGGTTTCCGCGTCGGTGGGGAGCGCCGTGCCCTCGGGGGCCGACCACACGCATCCGGTGGCCTTGGGCTTGGAGTAGACGGTGTTGCCTGCTGTCTGTGCCATGTATCGCTCACTTTCCGAGCGCGCCGTCGTGGCGCGCCTTGTAGATGCTCCTCGGGTTCGCCGCTATGACGAGCCCGACGTAATAGTTGCTCGTGGAGCCGTGTCTGATGGCCGTGCGCGTGGCGAAGTCGGGGTTCGCGAACTTCCTCGGGCGGCTGGGCGAGCCGATGCGCGCCCTGGCCGCCGATGCATACAGGTCCGCCGCCTGCTGGAGCGCGGACCGCATCTCCCCCGACGTCATGACACCGGGCCAGAACCCGCGGTCCCACTTGAAGCTGACCGCGCCGCCCCTCATTCGCCGCCTCCCGAGAAGCAGGCCCGCCCGGTGCGCACGCCGAGCAGCCGGCGCTCCCACTGGGTGAGGTAGAAGTCCGAGCGCACGACGGCGGGCACCGACCACTGGGCCTCCGGCTCGGTGAGCGTCTGCCACCGTGCCTCGGCCTGGGTGGGGTCGAGCTCGCCCATCGCGCGGCGCACGAGGTTGCACGAGACGAGGCGCAGGGCCTCGGGGCCGGCTGCGCCCGCATGGGTGCCGGAGGCCGCCATCTGGCCGTCGAGCCAGGCGGAGGCGTCCTCCAGCATCTGCTCGAGGCGCGGGCGCTCGCGTTCCGACACCTCGCGCCAGGCCGACTCCAGGTCGGCCACGGTCGCGTAGGCCATGCCTATCCCTCCCTGCTCGCCTTGCGGCGCGCGGCAGCCTTGGGCCCCTGCGCGGCCTTCCCGGCCCCGCCGGCCTTCGCCGCCTTCTGGCGGACGCGGCGGAAGAGGGGGCCGGTCAGGGCGCTGTCGCTCTCGACGGTCGCGCCGGTCGGCACGAAGACGTACTCGGCCACGGCTACGCCGCCGCCTTGACGACCTTGGCGAAGGCCTTGAGGTCGAGGATGCCGATGCCGTAGACGATCTCCGCGCGGATGGCGACCTGGTTGAGTCGCTGGAGGTCGCCGAGGCCGTCCGGGTCGCCGAACTCGATGGTGTGCATGGCGATCTCGCGCTGCACGCCCCAGCGGAAGGCGTCTAACTGGCCCACGAGGCCGATGATGTTCGAGACCTTGGTCAGCTCCTTGCCGCTCACGGTGTCGGAGACCGCGACCGTCATGCCCTCGAAGGACGCGACGCCCTGGCCGTAGCCGAGCTCGGGGTAGATGCGGCGGCCCGTGGTGTCGCGCATGGTGGCGAGGCCGAAGGAGAGCGACGGGTCGCAGGCGATGCCGGTGGGGGTGTAGCCGTTCGCGATGACCAGCCCGCTCGCGGCCTCGATGGCCTCGTCGAACTTGGTTCCCGCGAGCTGCGCCGCGTCGGTCGCGTCGCACAGGCCATCGGTGACGGAGGCCGCCACGGCACCGGTAAGCGGGTTCGCCTTGTGGATGCCCACGATGTCGAGCGCGCGGCCGAGCGCGATGCCGCAGTTCTCGCCGACGTCGCTGAGGATGCCCATCTGGTAGTCCTCGTCCGCCCACATGACCTCGTTGGAGACGCGGGCGGTCACCTGGAGCTTGATCGGGGAGATGGTCTTGTTGGCGTACGCCGTGGGGGTCGGGGACTTCTCGCCGCCCTCGGCAACGATCTCGGCCTTGGGGGCGCTGGTGAGCACCATGACGTTGGTCTTGCCGAACTTCTGCGGCATGGCGCCGGAGAGCTGGGCGAGGGCGGAGGTGGACTGGGCCTTCTTGAAGACGCCGGCCGCGTACTCCTGGGGCATGGTGAAGTTGCTGGTGATGAGTGCTGCCATTGCTTTTCCTCTCGGTTTGGTGATTGTCTCGATTCCTAGTTGCCGGTTCCGAACAGTGCGCGCGCTGCCTCCCGCATGGGGTCGGCCTTAGCTGCGGGCTTCTCGCCCGCGTCGCGCGTGACCTTGTATCCGCGCGCCGGCGCGAGGGCGCTGGCGAGAATCGCCGCGTTCTCCTCGGGGTCGCCCTCCATGCGGGCGAGCACCTCGACGGGCACCCCGGCCTTCTTCGCGACGGCGGACACCGCGGCCGCGCGCTCGTTCGCGGCCTTGAGGTCGCGCAGGGCGGTCTCGCTACGCTTGGCGCGCTCCTCCCACTTGCGGCTCTCGGCCTTCCAGTCGGTGCGCTGGCGCGGTTCGGGGGCGCCCTGCGGCACCTGTTCCGGCTTCGCCTCCGCGTCACGCTGCCCGGTCGGCTCTGCTGCCGTCTGCTGCGGCTCGGCCGCCTCGTTCTCTGCCATGTTCGGCTCCTTCCCACCCCATGCGGGGCGCTCTCGCCCCATGCGGGGCACGCTCGGTCGCCCATGCGGGCTTGATGTGAAAGAGGCCCCGTGCGGGGCCATGTCTCCGTGGATGGTCGGGGCGGCGGGACTCGAACCCGCACGAGCGGTGCCCACGTGCTCCTGAGGCACGTGCGTCTGCCTATTCCGCCACGCCCCGATGTGGGGTATAATCAATTTGACCGGAGAAAGCTTGGGCTACGGGGCCCGGGCAGACCTCCGGTCATTTGTTTAGCTCGTATATTCGGCCGTTTTTCACCACGAAGATTCTCGTTATATCTGGATCATCGAGAAGCTGCGCCATGCGGACAAGCGCCTCATCTTCCGTGATTCGGCTTTCTGTAATATCCAGAAGAAACTCGGGGCCTTGTCTATCGAGCTTCGCGGTGATCTCCCCTACCGCCTTTTTGAGCTTTGGGGAGCTGATTTTCTTGAAGTCGCAGGTGACGCCGTCGAGGATGACGTCCGATGTGTTGCCGTCCGCGCCTTTATGGTCGTTTGGGTTCCTGAATTTAACCTTATGGCCAGTTTTTGCTAGCCACATTGCCTCCTGAAGCTCCTTTCCGTCGAGTTTCGAGAAGTCCTCGATCTCGATTTGGTTTTCAGGAACCACGGAGCGGATAGCCTTTGCGTAGCATTCGCGATACGTAGTTTTTGTCGCGCCGTTTTTTAGGTGAGCCGCCCACGCGTCGTCTAGGGCGTCTTGGAATGCTTCGGCTTCCGCGCCTGCATCATCGGGATAATCTGGAATCTCCTTTTTCGATTTCTTGGCATCCTCGACGCGGTCGCTCCACCTCTGGGCGTCCTTCGGGTCGTGCCCCTCCACCAGCACCTCGTACCTGTCTCCCGAGAAGGAGGGCACGACCTTGCACGTGCAGTGCCTGTGCCAGTGGTCGAACTCTCCCGCCGTCTTCCGGTTGTGGTAGACGGCCCCTCGCCCGGCGAGCATCAGGCAGAACGGGCACGTGTTCCGGCCGCTCGTCACGCGGGCGAACTTCGCCCCCTTCTCCCTGTCGCGCTTCACGTTCCGCAGGATCGTCTTGTTCACGCTCTTCATGGCGTCGTTTGCCGCGAACTCGCCGCACATTCGGGCGAACCCGTCGACGTCCGGAACGTCACCGTCGAGCTTGCCGGCCTGATAGCGGGCGAGGGCGTCGATGTCGCGCCTCGTGTAGGTCACCGCGGTCACGGCGCGGTCGAGCCTCGCTCCGCCCTCGCGTGCCCGCGCGTCGTACCAGGCCGCCGCGAGGGACGCCGCGCGCCTGTCGTACTCGGCGACCTGGGAGGCCATTATCCGCTTCGCCGCCTCGCGGGCCGAGGCCACGTCGCCGTCCCACTCGCTGGCCATCCATTCGGATATCTGGCGCTCGACCTCGCTCGCGGCGTCGCTGCGGATGCTCTCGACCGCATCGTTGTACGCGCGCCACTGGTCAGACGAGATCATGACACCTCACCGGCCGGGCCCGCGGGCGGCGCGCCGGAGAGGTCGAGGCCCGCCGCCTGGGCCGCCTGCGCGACGGCCTGGCGGGACAGGAACCGGTCGCGCTCGCTCTTGAGCCTCTCCTGCTGGTCCTCGGTGAAGCCCGCCTCCTCTATGGCCACGTCAGAGGTGGCGAGGAACGGGAACGTCGAGCACTTCTTCATGATCGCGTCGCTCTCGGCCGCGGCGCTCACGGTCTCGGGCCGGCGCATGTGCACCATGACCGAGAGCTGGGCGTCGGTGAGGTCCGCGACCCCGCACCCGGCGTCGAGCGCCATGAGCATGAGCGCGAGCCGGCGCAGGGTGCGGGCGCTGCGCGCGTTCACGGCCTCGACGAGCGAGATGAGCTTGTCCTTGGCCGCAGTGAGCGCCTCGGCGCTCGTCGGGTTGCTGTCCTGAGTGAGCAGCTCCGATATGGGGATGCTCGCCGCCGCCGCGAAGTCGGTAGCGAGGGACCGCTTGACCGAGAGGATGGGCTCCATGCTCTGCTGCGTGAAGTTGCCGAACTGCGGGGACGAGCCCGTGTCCGGGTTGTCTGTCGCCAGGATGGCGGAGTCGGCCGCGAACACCCACTTCCTCTCGGCGAAGGCGTCGAGCTGGGCGTCGGTGAGCCCTGTGGCCCACTTCTGCCCGAGCGCCGTGAACTCGCTCGCCACGTGGAGGTTGAGGGCGTTGGCCATGTACTCCTGCACAATCGAGCGCATCGGCGACGTGAACCGCGAGCGGCCGAGCGGGTGCCTGCCGTCGGGGCGGAATGTCAGCGCGACCATGCGCGGCTCGCCCATCGAGTCCGGCACCCATTCGGCGGCCCATGAGCGCCCGCGCTCCTCGCGCGTGAGCTCCCAGACGCCGCGCGGCGTGTAGAAGTCGACCTTCGACGGCACGGTATCGCGCACCTCGTCGCCGCTCACAGCCTTCCGGCGCGCGCGGTCGACTATGGCCATGCCGCAGCGCAGCCTGCCGTGGGCGTAGTCCCACAGGCCCGCCGCGCCCTGCGCCGTGTGCCAGCGCACGCACGGGCCGACCTCGTCCACGCCGACGGCGGCGAACGACACGCCTGCCACGAGGGCGTCGGTGAGCGCCGACTGGTAGCCGAGCGCGAGGTCGCACCTCTCCGCTATCCGCGCCATGCGCCGCTCGTCCTCCGGGTCGTCCGGGAAGACGAACCGCGAGAGCCGCGACCTCTCCACCACGGACTGCACGGCCACCTCGGGCCACGGGCAGCCGATGCGGAGGCTGCGGTACCGCTCCGGGACGATGGAGGGCACCTTGCGCAGCGGCACGGTTCCCTCGTAGATCTCGTAGAGCGAGGCGTTCCTCGCCTCGTTGGCGGCGAACACGGCGACGCACTGCCGCAGGTCCGCCGCGTCCGATGCCACGGTGGCGCCGTCGAGCGGCCCGCTTCCGGCCGTCGCCGCGATCGCCGACTCGATGCCGGCGAGTTCCGATGCGTCGCTCATGCGGCGCCTCCCTTCCTGTCGGGGTTCCTTCGGCACGTCCTCGCGGCCCACAGGGCCAGCGACGCCGCCTCCACCGCGCACGAGTCCGCGCCGCCCCAGCCCCATCCGCCGTTCCTGCCGATGGGCCGGCGGGTCGCGGAGAGCGCGGAGGCGTCGAGCGCGGGGCTCTCTATGTGCGTCATCTGCCTCTCCCTTATCGCGTCCAGGAGCATCGAGGCCGCGTCGATGGCGTCCGATGCCCTCGGGCGCACCACGTAGCTGCGCGGCACGCGCCCCGCGAGCCGGTCGCAGAGCGCGCCGGCCCCGGACAGGCCGTCGACCGCCACGCAGCAGGCCCGCTTGGGCCGCTCCGCGAGCCAGTCGGCGAGCCATGCCGTGCCGGCCGATGTCGGTTCGCAGCGCAGCAGCTCCACGTGGCAGGGCAGGCCCTCGACGGCGCGGGCGGCGGCGAGCGCCACCGTCGAGCCGTCGGCGGAGAACTTGACCGCGTAGGCCACGCGCCCGCCGTCCTTCGGCGCGGAGTCGGCCCCGATGAGGCAGGACTCCCACTCGGCGCGGGTCACCACGGCGTCGGCCACCTTGGGCAGCCAGTAGCCGAGGTACTCCTGCGCGAACGCGAGCTCGTCCATGGTCTTGGACGCGGCGCGGATGGCCGCCACGTCGGCGTGGGCCCCGAGCGAGGGGTTCGCCCCGTGCCACCTGGCCTCGTCGCGGACGTCGCCTATCTCGGCGACGCCGTACTCGAGCCAGCACAGGTCGTCGGCGTCCTCTCCGCCCTTCCAGGCCTGCGCGCGCACGTCCTGGAAGACCTCGGCCTGGCTGCCCGCCCTCGTGGGCGTGCCCAGGTAGAGCGTCTGCGGGTTGTGCTTCGCTCCGGATGTCGTGGTGGGCATGATCGCCTGCACCTGCGCGCCGGTGAGCTCCTGCGCCTCGTCGTATACGACCACGTCGAAGGAGAAGCCCAGCGCCGCCGACTTGGTCCTGGTCGAGAAGGCCAGGGCCCCGCCGCCGCGGAACTTGAACCACTCCTGCGCGGTCTTGCTGTTGGATGCCGTGACGCGTCTGTTGAACGACCTGATGCCGCGCGCCCCGTCGCCGACGCGGGCGCCGAATATGTCGCGGAATCGTTCGAGCATCTCGCACGTGGTCGAGTAGTTGTGGTCGGTCCACAGCACCTTGTAGCCCATGAGGCACGAGAGCGCCGCGGCCCACACGATGCCGTCGACCGACTTGCCGGCCTGCCTCGGCACCGAGCTGCCGCAGCGGCTGTGGACCCATCGGCCCTGCCCGTCCACCGCGGCCCAGTCCTCTATCTGCCTGCGCTGCCACGGGAGCAGCTCGTAGCCCATGGCGGACGCGGCCTCGGCCACGGCCCCGCCGAGCGAGGACGAGTAGGGAAGCGCGCTATGGAACCTTGGCACCGCGCATGACCGAGGAGAGGGCGCCGGCGAGCTTGTCGATGGGGTCGTCATCGCCCGCCTCCCTCGCCTCGAGCCTGTCTATCTCGCCCAGCGTCTCCCGGTACTCCTTGGCGAGGCGCGGGGCCTGCGCCGGCACCGCGTCGCGGAGCTGGGTCTCGAGCAGGTCGCGCACCCAGCGCAGCCTGCCCAGGGTGTCCTGCCCGCCGCCCTCGTCCGGGGGCGGGACGGACACGGTGGCATCTCTCGTGGAACCGCCGGGCGCGATCTCGCCGCTCGCCTTCATCTCGGCGATGAGCTTGCACACGCCCGACTTGCTCCGGTTCATCGATTTGGCTATCGTCGCTGGTCCGAGCCTCGGGTACGAGGTGCGGACGAACGCCCGCTCCTCGGGCGTCCAGCGCCTGCCGCGTCGGCTCGTGGACCCGCTCACGGTTCGGTGGACCTCCGTTCGTGGACCCGGTACGCGGGCCCCTGAGAAAAAGGCGCTATGCCTGAGGGAGAGCCTGCGGGACGGGAGAGGGGCATGGCCCCGTGCCTCACCAGGCCTGCGACGTCGGGCACGGCTTGTTTCTGCTGGTCAATGATGCAAGAGGCTTGTTGCCCCTCTTCTGGTTGCATATCCTGTGGGCCGGCGCGACGTTCGCGCGGTCGATGGGCGAGCCGCCCTTGGACACGGGC